GTGTATCACGAACACTGGCAGGAATCCACCCAGCACCGCTGGCACTACACCTGCCCCGACTGTTCGACGGATCAGACTATCACGCTGGATTCGGTGCAGGCGGTGGACATCAATCCGAAGCGGTGGGATCTGTTCTGCCGGCAGTGTGGCACCCGATTCGAAAAGAACCAGATCCTGCTGGATGGGTTCTGGGAAGCCACGAACGACACCGGGGTTCACCGGGGCTATACGTTCAATCAGTTAATCAGCCCCCGCCATCCACTGGATGAAGTGATGCGATCCAGGGAACTGGCCAGCACCAGCGAAGGCGAATTCAGGCGGTTCAAGTTAGCCCAGTTCTACAGCGGTGGTGCGAAGCCGATCCCTGAAGCGGCCATCTATGCCTGCTGTGATGATCAGATCGGCCTGCACAGCCAGTGGATGGAAGGCTTCGGCCCCTATTACGGGGGGATCGACTGGGGTGGTGGGGAATCAGCCGATACGATGGTGGTGATTCTGACGGTGGATGAACGCCAGAAAGATCACTGGCCCACCGGGATCACCATCCGGAACGTGTTCCGGATTGAATACGAACATCGCACTGAAGAACTAAGGAAGGTGGCCGGAATCCTGGATCGCTTCCGAATCGGTGAAACAGGCCGTGCAGTGGCCGATCTGGGCTATGGTGAAGCACATGTGGATGCGATGCAGAACGGGGATAAGCGGGAAAACGCCATCCCGGAACGGGGCTGGGGATCGAACATCACCGGCCACCGATTCGGAACGGTGAATGAAGGCCAGGCCGGGAAATGGCCGTTTCTGATCCAGGAAGGGAAGCGGGTGCAGGCTTACCAGCCACCCTGGGCTAACCGGGTGTTCGATCTGTTCCCTGAAGTGCAGGGATACGATGATGCACCAGATGCAGCAGATGTGGGTTACGAAACCCAGCGCACCCCGGATAAGCGGATCACGATTCCCTACACCGATGAAGTGGAAGTTCGGGATACGATGAACTACTGGTTCGATCACCTAACGGCTGTGAAGCGGGAATTCGATGAAACGAAATCCGGTGTCCGGAAGGAACGGATCACCACGTTCCAGTCGAACCAGAAAGATGATGGCTTCTATTCGCTGCTGTATGCCTACACTGCAGCCTGCTTAGGCGGGAAGCGTGGGGGTTACGAACCGATGCACATCACTGGCGGAACGGCCTGATATAGCAGCGGCCAGCCCCTATTTCACCCGATTCACCCCACTTCCAGATGTGGGTGATTCGACGGATCAGCCGGAACATCGGGATCTAACCCGATACGCTGGCTATTGGCACGGATTCACGTTCATCATCTTCGATGAACAGGCACCGGACGGGGCCTGGATCCGATCCAGTTCCTGGCTGCCGCTGCATCCCGATGAATGGGATGAATAGCACCCCCGAATCCAGCGTGATGCTGGTTTAACTGAATCTGTCGCTACTGGGTTTCCATCAGATGTCTTACGAAACGTCCGGCAGCCTAACCACGGATTCCCGAAGCGAAGATGATGGGGATGATCTGACGTGGGAAACCCAGACCGACTGGGAAGCGAACCAGTCTAAATCGAACGTGGTGATCGAAAGCGGGAAGGTGAAACTGGCCCAGTCGATCCCCCAGACGGTGATCGATAATCGTTACGGCCACTGGATAGTGTCGGACGTTTCTGCATCTGATGGGGATTCAGTCACCAGCGTTCCGGATCGGGAAGCCAGTAATGATTTCACCCAGCCAGGCACGTCAGATGTGCCTACATACCGGACGGGTGGGCCGAATGGCGAAGATTACATGGAATTCGCCAGCACGTCCGAAAACCTGGAAGCGGCCCTGGGATCCGAACTGTCACCCTTCACTGTGGTGGTGGTGTGGCACATCGAAACCCTGGCCCCGTCTGCCCAACGTGGCCTGCAGCAGCAGTCAAGTTCAGGGGGCCACGTCGCACCCCGTGATAATGAACGTGCCAGTGGTGGCCAGATCCTGTATGCGGGTTCGAATCAGTTCATCACCGGGGCTGCCGGCGATACGAACTGGCATATTGAAGTGTTCGTTCAGAACGGTGGATCTTCGGTGATCCGGCAGGATGGATCCCAGACCGGCAGCGGTAATCCGGGAACACGGGGATACGGATCGACTGTCACCCTGGATCTGGATGGCGGTGGGAACGGTGACATCGCTGAAATCATCGCCTTCGATGGCGATTATGATGGCACCCAGACCCTAAGCGATGCGGAAACCTACTTATCCGACAAATACGGGATCACCATCTGATGCAGCGGTGCTGAATCCAGCGTGATGTCCGTTTATGGTGGGCTAAAGCCAGTTCAGGCACATGGATATTCCTGGATCCGGCTGGTTCACCCGATTCAGTGGCCGTTCTACCGCTGATCAGGCCGGTTCACCGGATGAACGTTCGAAAGTGATGGATGGGGGCCAGTTAATCGTGGAAGGCGAAGAAGCCATCAGCATCGACATCCCCGAAGATTCGGATGTCGATCCCGATCAGATCCAGGCTGCCCTGGAAGGCAGGGCTGGCGATGTCCGGATCCAGGGCCAGACGGGTGGGGAAACGACTGTCACCCCGGTAGCCAGCGGATCCGACATCCACATCACGGATTCGGCTTTCGATCTATCGAACTGGGAATATGAAGCGCATCTGGATGATAAGATCACGAACATCCTGGATAATTCGGTGGATTATAACCAGCAGACCGGCCAGTGGATGCTGGCGAACGATGATCTGATTCCGGGGATCCTGATCCGGCTGGAATCCCTGCTGCTGGGGGAAGATGGCCTAACGGTCGAACCGGAAGATCCCGATGCTGAAGCCGATCAGCGGCTGGCCGAACACATGGAATCGGTGTATTCCGGCGATGCAGACACCGAAGCCCACGTTCGGCCCACCCGTGTGGTGAACCGGATCCTGGAACAGAACGCCATGAACGCTGTCTGGGTGGGCCGATCCGTCGATCTGCAGCACCTGGATGTGGATGATCTATCTTACGTGAAGGATGGGGAAACTGGTGAAGAAATCTACATCCAGCAGCCCACCAGTTACAGCACCTTTGAAGTGGATGATGAAGGCCGGCCTGAAATCGGGGTGGAACACACCGATGATCCCCAGGCGCTGGAAATCGGTGAAGAAGTGGTGGATGTCCGGCTGTATCGGACACCCCCGCTGCAGGCGGTGGCCGATGATGTCACCAATAAACTGCAGTTAAAGCGCCTGATGGGCCGGAAGGCGGAACTGGCCAGCATCGGGGGTGTGATCATTAAGGTGAACCCCCCGGCCTGGCTGGATGAAGAAGATTACGGGAACTACATCCGGTCTGAAGATGATGAATTCAGCGATCAGGATGGCCGGCTGCTGGAACTGGTGATGGCCCAGCAGATCGATGCGGCCCTGGATACGCTGGAATCCTACCAGACAGCCACGGTGATGTCGATCCCGGAAAACTGGGAAATCGAAACCGTGGATCTGCCTGAAATGGATGAATCGATGGGATCCATGATCAGATCCCATAATGAAGCCATCGCCAGGCGGCTGCTGCTGCCCCTGGATCTGTTGGAACTGGAAAAGGGCAGCGAACTATCCCGGAATTCCATGATGTCGATGTTCATGAACATGATCAGCGGGTGGCAGGGCGACATCGTGGAAATGTTTGATCAGTTCGCACAGATCCAGAAAGACATCCACGGGATGGCTGGGGCTGTTTCCCACCGGCTGCCCAGCATCAGTGCTGAAGATGAAACGGAAATCGTTCAGTTACTGAATTTCGCTGGGCTGCTGGGGCTGTCCGAAGCCGAATCCAGGGAACTGGCGAACACGCTGGAAGGTGTGGATCTGGATACGGAACAGATGGATGGGCTACCGCCTGAAGGTGGCCCCGATGATGTGGATCAGCGGAATCAGCAGATCGATGAATTCCTGGAAGATCAGGGGCCTGAAGGGCAGGATTCGGGGCCTAACCCCCAGGGTTCACCCGGCCAGGAACAGGTGCAGCAGGCCCAGGCAGCCCTGGCTGGGGCAGATCAGGCCGTTCAGGCCACCCAGGATGGGGATCCGATCTGCTGGGTGTGTGGATCCGATGCAGGGCTGGTGAACCGAACACCCCCGTATGAATATGCCTGCAGCCACCACGGGATTTCCCCGAACCACGTTCCCATCGGGGCTGCCGACATCCAGGCCCAGAACATCCCCGGTGTCGATGATCCCCACGTCGGGTTCCAGACCCTACCGGAAGGCTGGGATCGATCCAGCGTGATCGATGCGTGGACATCGCTGGGTGGCACCTGGCGATCCTGCTTTGCAGACATGTCCACCAAAAAGGGGCCACGGTTCGCCAGGCGGTTCTGCAGCGCACTGAAGGATGAATTCCTGGGAACCGAACGCTGGCGGAAGGGCAGCGGTGCTGCTGCCGTGATCGAAGCGGCCAGCGTGCAGGCCGATTCGACATCCTTCAGCGTGCAGTTCGACGGATCACTGGATGATCTGGCCGATCAGATCCGGGATGTGATCAGCCAGAACGTGGATGCGGATGTATCCACCAGGGCCAGCGAAGATGATTACGTGCTGCTGGAAGCCGGCGATGAACAGATCAGCATCGCTGCTGTCGATGATGGTGAATTCGCCATCGCTGGGGCCACGAAATCGGATCAGATCTTCGATGGGCTGGAAGGCGTGATCGAAGCGGCCAGGCCGATCCCGATGGCTGCTGCCCACGGGTTCAGCGGGTTCGAAACCCTTCGGGAAGCGGCTGCCCACGTCCGGGATGTGGTGGAACGCCAGACACCGGAAGGCCACACCACCGAAATGCGGAAGCCCCACCCCGAACGCTGGGCTGTGATGATCCGTGATCGCCAGGGGAACTTCCAGGGTTCGATGATCATCAGGGAAGATCGAACCGATGAAGATGAATACGTGATCATCGGTGGCCAGGATTTCTTCGGGTGATCCCGATGGCGGGATCACCTACATCTGATCTGGATACGTTCATCGGCTGGGTGCTGGCTGGCCGTGGGATAGATGCGCTGAAGCAGATCCCCGTTATCCCGGATGATGTCCGGGTGATCACCCGCCAGATGCTGGTGGAATGGGCTTCCTGGGCTGCAGCCGGTAAGCCGGATCTGGATCCGAACGTGGCCTTCCAGATCCGGGAAGGCATGGATCGGCCTGCACAGCCCCGGAT